CTGGAGCTTGACCAGTGACTGTGCCCATTGCAGCTTCCAATTGTGTTTTGGAGCCCTGCAAGTTTTGAACCATGCCGCCCAGTGCAGCAGTTGCGTCGGCATTGAATTTTGTTGCTTGCTCGTAGCCAATTTCATTGCGAATCTGATCTACCAACGCAGGCAAATCTTTAAATTGTAACGAAGTGACCTGTTCAATCATCTTCTGCACTTGGTCAACCATGTCTTGACTGGCCAGGATAACCTGAGCTTGTTGCACTTCGCTTTCACTCAAACGGCGACCAGTTCTACGACGGCTTTCTGCGGCCACTGCTTGCAGTGCTGCACCTTGCACAAGTTTTTGTTCGTCTGGTGAAAGTGTCTGTCCGGCTGCGCTTTTGGTCATGGCAGCTTTGAGTTTGGGATCTTGAATTTTGGCCAGGGCCTGTTTGGTCTTGGCTGGATCAACCGCAGCAGTGCCATCAGTGCTTGGAAATTCTTCACGAAGTTTCTTGGTCAGCACTTGTTCCATCATTACCAACTTTAAGTAGGCTGGGCTTTTTTCACTGCCATGATAGGAAGTGGTGGCACGGTGCTCGCTTATCAAGCTGCGTACTCGGCCCAACATGGCATGTGCATGGCGCTTGGAAATTGATTCAAAGGTAATGGTATTACCAAAGTAACTTTCGAATACTTTAGCGATTTGTTTTGTTTGTGGCAGCACGGCCAGGTCTTGCAGTTTCATTGTCGAATCCTTGTTGTTGATAATATTTAGCCCAGTTGACACAAATGTCTAACCTATTTTCTATCTCTTTTTTCTGTATAATTTTACTTTCCAGCTTGGTCAGTATAATTTCATGCTGATCAGCAGTTTTTGCACGATCACCCAGGGCAGCTCTGGTGTTGATATCCACTGTTAAAAAATGTAAATTATTGTCCAGCTGTAGTATATCCCTGGCTGTGTTATACCGCGCAAACTTGTCGGCAATACACCAGCTCAGTGCTGCTCTTGTGCTGTGAAAAAGCCCAACTTCAGTTAGAGAACAGTATACTCTGTAGCCTGCTGATTCTTTCACAATGCGATAACGCCCAAATACTTGGTATTCTCCAGCATCATTTTTCCAAAGACTGTTGGACTGTAGCGCCGCAAACTCAGTTTTAAACAGGCGTTCAAATTGTGTGTCTAGGGTCATTTAAGAACGTATTGTGTAATAAGGTACCCAACCACAGCAACTAGTGTACCAATGGTACCTATGCCCCAGTTGATCAATTGATCATTGCGTTTTTCGGCCATGGACTGTACCATGTCGCGCACTTCACAAATGATTTTTTCAAGCTGAGAAATTTTAGAATCTACATTATCCAATCTTGATTCCAACGCACTGTAGCGTTCAGCACACAGTTCCACATGTGCTTCTAAACTTTTCTTTTCAATATTGGTAGTATCAACCATTTAAGTCTCCGTTGATCTATTTATGGAGACCGGAACAAACCAAATATTCTGAGCCGGGCCCTGAGTGACAATGGTCGATGCCAATTCGTGCTTGTTATCCAGTCCGGTCAGCATGGGCACACCATCCGCATCGGCTCTCAATATGCTGGTGGGATCAACATCATTGCCGTATATGTTGTCAGATTCTGTTTCGAATTCAAACATCCATGCACTGCGTGATGTGTCTACTATGGGATCTTGCAGGCGGAACAGCTGAGTTCTTAGTCCAAGAATCTGTGTTACGGTTTCCCAGTTGCGTTGTTGATTTCTAGCACGATTCCAGGATTCTGCATCGGTTATCATATTTCCTGCATTGTCGCGAAACGGAATCCTTGACGGTTTAAAATGTCCTGTAATTCCAGTGGCTGTTATGTCAAAGAAAGTTTGTACTGCATATTTCATTTGTTCTTTTTACTCAATTCATACAGCACTTCAACTTTACTGCACAGTTCATTGAGTGCTACATTGTTGTGCCGGGATTCAAATATTTCTGCCCAGCGGCGCTTGTGTTCTAATTCATCTAGTTCTTGTTTTAGTTTGGGATCTTGATAATGCAGTGACCGATTCTGTGCGCCTGGGTGACGTGCATACACTGTCCGGCCGCCATCTGGACTTTCAAATATCGTCACTTCGGTAATCTTGCTCACCATCATAATGAAGTATTTAACGCCAAAAGAAAACCCTGGGTTTTAATCCAGGGTTTTTGTATCAAAAACTAATTGCTTAGTTTGTGAATGTTGCAGTGGCTGCTGTACTACCGCCAGTGGCAGTGTCTAGTGTAGCAGTGGTCCAAGCGCCTGTGGGATACACAGCAATAGCCAGTGTATCTGTACCAGCGTCAGTGACTTCGTACATGGCAATAGTGGCCTTGGTTTGAATGGCAAGCATACATGCATTCAAAACTGCGCCACTAGTGGCCAAACTTGCCAAAGTGATTGTGAAGAAGTCTAACTTTGGACCAGCCAAGTTAACTGTGACAGCACTGGTTGCGCTGTTTAACGGTGTTGGATAACCAGCACCTGGTGAAGATGCTACTGTTCCAGAGTCCATGTTGGATACTGGTTGGTATGTGCCGTTCGTTGCTGTTGTGATATTTGCCATTTTAAAATCTCCTAAAGTATGTGGTCTTGGTTGACCTACTTTTATTTATGTATTTGGAGAAAAATTACCGGTTAGGCTGCTTGTTCTGGGTTGTTTAGAGCACGGTTTCCTGCACTGAATCCAAATCTATTCACCAGTTTGGCGCGGCCTGCTGGTGTTGCTAGTACCCAGCCTTCCTGGCCTGGCTGCTGACGATCCAACTGTGTCAACATGTCAGTTTTGATATCGTGCAACAACATGAACGCTGCGAATGCTGCGGTAATGCCGTCGGTGTTGGATCGCGGGCTTTGTAAATATTCCACAATGTTGTTGAATTTGCGTGGTGTCACATTGGCCTGCAACCAGTCACCAAAGCCATTCAGCAGGTTGTCGTAGTTGCTGGTAATTCTAGAATTGATATAGCGTTTGCATAACTGTGGTAAGTCAGTGATACCAGCTGAACGAAGGTCCGCAGGATTGAACAATCCATCAATGTCTTTGCCGTGAACAGAAATGATTTGACTCAGTTGCTTGACCAACTGAGTATTGAGTTCGATATTTTGAATGTCTTTGACACTGGGTTCAATCAACAACAATCCTGGAACAGGATCCAGTGCGATGTTTTTAATTGCAGTAGGCGAACTGTCAGGATCTTTGTATCTGGTGTGAATTGCAACACCCACTTCGCTGGCAGCAATACGCTGCCCCAGCTGACTACCAGCAGGTATCTTGTATTCAACAAAGTTTGGTTGGAACACAAATGCGCCAGCAACTTCGGGCGGAGTGTTGGTGTACAACAGATCGCCTTGCACATAGCCGCGCATGTTTTCCGGAGTGGCAGCCCGTAACAGAGGAAATAACTTTTGATAGATAGCTACCAGTTCAGTTCTGTCACCTTTGCGCAGGGCCATTATTTGTTGAATATGCTCCGGTGATGTGGCCAAGCCGTCGTAGCCTTTGGCACTGAATCCGCTTTTGTCTGTGAGCACAAATGTGCCGTCAGGCTTGCGTCCAAATATAATGGCGGGCTTTCCATCCCACTTGACAGTGGTAGTTGCTCTAGTATTTTCAGCAGCATGTCGCATGATGTCCACTGCTTCACGAATGCCCCGGGTTCCTTTTTCAAACACTAGATCTTCTAAGTGTTCAATTCTGGCATCCTTTGCACCTTCCACAATGACCTGCATGCCTTGATTCACAATACGATCACGCAGGCGTGCAAGAAAATCCACTTCGGTGTATTCTTTGTACACTGGTTCATCGCTTTCCATAAAAGGCACACCTTTTTTAGCAAAGTGATCTCTAGCATCTGCCAACTTGGCATCACGCTTGGGATCCTGTTCCAATGCAGCCACAATAGTTTCTACACTGTACAAATCTTCTTTGGTTGCACGATTGTTCAGCAACAGCTTGGCAATCTTGTCAGGATCATCTGTGATAATTTTGTTGGTTGCGCGGTCGGCAATGCCCGAAGTTTGATTCAGTTTGTAACCCATGCTTTTGGCTATGCTGTTGATCAGCACATTGCGATCAGATCCGCCGTACTTGCTGTCAGCAGCGGCTGTCAGCGCAAACTTGGAGAATGGCACATTGGTCAAAAACATAAAGTCAGTTTGCACATAGCCCATTGTGGGTCTTCCATTGATGGGCGTTTTAAAATGCACACTGATGCCGGACCGTTTCACATAGTCTTCGGGTTTGAGACCATGGCTCTGAGCCCACTGAGTCAGTTTTGCAGCCAATTGGTCTTTGCTGACAACATTGGCATCCACTGCTATATCCAAGTCACCGGATGTGGGTTTTAGCCCAGTTGAGCCCAGTTTGTTGTTTTGTAGATCCAGGCCCGGCAGCAGCATTTCCAACCAGGCCAAGGTGGGATTCACGTCTGTTTGATTGATGCGTTGAGTCAGAATGCGACCATTCTGATCTTTAAATACATTGCCGCCTTCTTTTAATATCATGTTACTTTGAATCCCAATGCTTTCAGCATGTTATCAACTGTGCCGTTGCCAGTTGTGGTCACAGCGTTGGTTCCGCTGGCTCGTCTTAATTCAGTTCCAAGTTTGGGTAGCAGTGCGGGATCAACCCCGTTCAACTTGAATAGCCCTTGTACACCTGCGGTATCAAGAATTCTGCCACCAGCAGTGGGCGCAGTACCGGGCGCAGTACCAGGCGCTGCACCGCCTGCGGCAGCACCGTTGTCTCCTGTGGCTCCTGCGGCAGCGTCTGGATCGTTTGGATCTACTTCTGGCTGTTCTAGTTCCACGCCGGCCCTATTTTTTGAAGATATCAGTTGGGCGCCAGCCATTGCTGTCAATATATATTCAGTGGCTGCTGGTGTTACATCTTGCCCGGCTTTGTATGCTTGTAAAATTTTGGCTTTGGCTGCTTCAAGTTCATTTTTATATCCAGATTGCTTTTGAATTTGATCTAGCCCGATCATTTGATAAGTGCTGGCATCTCTAATGGCGGTTTTTTTATTTACATATGCTAAAAACTTGTTCCAATATTCTTTTTCTGCCGGGTCAGCAGGCGGTGTTACTGCGTCGGGCTGTCCAGCACCACCTCCTGCTGCTCCGGGTGTTATTGACCCGGGTGTTGCAGGTTGTCCGGGCATGCCCGGCATCTTCATCACATTGGCAGCATTGAATCCAGGAGGGGCACCGGGCTTGGGTGTCGTTGCAGCAGAGGCAGGTGCAGGTTTCTTACCAGCCGGCTGCATGCCTGGCATCTTCATTACATTGGCAGCATTGAATCCCGGTGGTGCGCCAGGTTTAGTTGGTGTTGTTGTTGCGGCAGCCGGATTAGCAGTTGGATTTATCGCCGGATTAGCAGTTGGATTTATCGCCGGATTAGCAGTTGGATTTATCGCCGGATTAGCAGTTGGATTTAATCTTGGATTAGCAGTTGGATTTAATCTTGGATCAACGGATGGATCAGCTGTTTTGACCGTTGGTGCAGTACGCGAAGTTCTGGCTGCTATTGTTTGTTCTCTAGCTGCTCGTTGCTTTGCAACTTCTTCGGGACTTGCACCAGAAGCTGCAACTCTTGCATCGGCTGCATCTTGTTCTGCAGATGTTGGTGTAGCATCGCTGCCTGGTACAGCAGCTTGTTGTTTTGCTTGTATCTGTTGCTGTATTGCAGGCGGCAAGTCTGACAATGAAGTCATTGTTTTACCATCTAAATTTGCTGCGCCAGTTTTTTTATTGTATGTGCCCACTGCTTCGGGCAGTGGTGCTGCACCAGCTGCTGGTGCCTTAGTTAGTTTTGTTGCTTCTGCAGTCCATCCTGCGGCCAGTTGTGCAGCAACTCTCTGCATGTCCTTGTTTTTTCTTACTGCGTCTAATTTTTTTGCAGGGTCAAGAATTCCTGCAGAGGCTGCTTGTGCATTGGGATTGGTGACGCCGGTGGCAGCCCCGAGAGCAGAACCTGCGGCCTTACCGATACCTTTAACGACGTCAAAGACACCTTCGTCTGTGCGGCGTCTACGACTCAGTTCATGAATTTGCATCAGTTTTTCTCACGGTTCTGGTAAATTTGCCTGGGTCACGCAGGTTGATGGCATTGAGCAATTTGCGTTGTAAATTCTTAGCAGTTTCGGGCTCGTAAATGGAGTCAATCTGCTCTAGCAGGCGTATGGCACTGGCTATGATGTTACTGGCACGGTTTTCAATCACATGGCGGTTGTCACGCTCAACGTACATTGAATCGAGTTCTTCTAACAAACTTCTAGTTTTCTTTTGCATTTTGGGCCTGACACCTTTGTGTTATTTATCGGATGGGCAATTAGATCAAATCTAAATATTAACTATATTGCGCGGCTAACGACAGTAATAATTGTTTGGTCGGCGGTTGGTCAATGTTGTTAATTGACCATAGTCTATTTTGAGATGTAAAATTATTTGCTAATTCATATTTGTGTATGCAATAGGTAAAAAACCACGGATTTTTTAGTAATAGTGTGTCTTCGATTACATCTACAATATCTTCCATACTGGATCTGTCTTGATCCAATTCTACGGGTAACTGCAATCCTTCGTATGTTTTTCTAATAGTTTCCCGGCTGTCATCAAATTCAATTTGAAAATATTTGTATAAAATATCACTTAAATAGTTTTTATCTAACAATTGGTCAAAATCAATAATATTTGTATAACAGTTAGATTGTATATCTTTTGTGATCAAATCATGGTATTCTATTATATTGTGGTAACAACGGTCGTACCAAAACACTGTATCAGCATGCCAATTGTCTAATACCGTAAAACAATACTGTTCGTCTATTAGCTTTTTCATAAAGTTATTATATATTGCTGAATAGATTTTTTTAGTAGGCAAGATCCTTAATGCCAAATCAAATTCCAATGTATGATCTTGATAATTGTTGTTATGGGTCAGCGTGATACCACTTGCTTTATGATTTTCAGACATTCTGAATCCAACACCATGCAAACTACTATTTAAAATTATAGACTTTAAATAGTGTCCGCTGTGGCCTTCTCGAAATACTATAACTGTTTTCATGAAAATATAATGTTATAAAGATCTGGATTGAATTCTTTTAACGAGGTGTTATGCAACTGATCGTGTTTTACAATTGTTTGTCTTAAATTGGTGAGATCCGTAATAGTTGACCTATTTTTAACAGCAGCCCATGCCCGACTGTAAACTTCCCGATGTTGACCAATGTGTTCTTTCAGTGCCATTGGCAAGTTGTCAAGACTGTATGATCCAGATACGTAGTGATCTATTAATTCAATAGGGTCACCAAATTTACTAGTCAGATGTTGCTGGTGCCATTTATCTAGTAGGTGCAAACGATTAATATTAAGTAATCCAATTGTACGATTTATAGCAGGCATGACCGTATGTGGCATATCTTCTAAAAAAATCTTCCAGTTGGTTTCCCATTGGTTCCACCGCGATGGCCAACGTTGATATTCATGTCCTGTACCGATATCATCTAAACTAAATCGAACCCTTACTAAAGCAAACTGTAGGAAAAAATCTATTAGTTTTGAATTTAGTTTGTGTGATCCGTTTGTACTAAGTCGTAAAGTTATTTTAGAAAAATCACATCGGTCCGACAATTGTTCTATGTACTGTTTAACATTATTGTTTAAAAACGGCTCGCCACCTGAAAAATTAATTTCTTGCACCTGTGATAGGTCAATTTTATTAAATTTAGTTTTAAAATCTGAAAAATTCATGTTAAAATTTGAATTGATTTTAACATTTTCAAGTTTTGCCCAGGTAGAGCTAGAATGAGATCCACAGATTTTACAAGCTAGATCACAATTTCTATTAGGATATACATCCACTACTATAGGCAACGAATGATTGTGTTCTAGCCCGTATATCTGATTGGCTCCTTGCCGATAGGAAAATATATTATTATTTTCCTGATCTATACAAGCACGGCAACCAACTGGGTCAACACTGTCAGATGTATATGTTGCGGGGTCTGTTTGATTGTAACAACATGTTCCAAATCTACTACCGTCATGACTAACCGTCAATCCGTGTTGTATTAACACACACCGAGTCATGGCGAGACCACCCACAGAGTTGGATTAACAATCTTTATGTCAAAACTAACTTGTTCTTTCACCAATGAGTCTAAAGTAAATTTCAAATGATTATGTTGAATAAAAATAGGATAAAAATTTATTACAGTAACAGATTTGACCCACACGTTTAAAAAATTTACAAATTGAGTTAAAGTTGCATATTTTAAAAACCAAGGAAATTTAAAAACTATCGTTTCATCTGTTGGAATGTAGGTTGGGCGATGCGTAAGAATATCAGGCTCAACATAGCACCCGGGAAAGTATTGTTTAGATAACATATCACTTTCTAAACAAGTTGTGTTGATATCAAACTCTTGAAAATACCAGCCGGCGCAATCAACTGCTACCAGTTTATTATTTTTTAAATTGTCCAGAATCCATCGATCAGTAAAATCAAGTTTATACGGAATTCCGTAACGAGTCGCACGCCATTTTTTAACAGCCGGGCGAGACAAATGATATAATCTGAATTGCTGAATCAGACGAATTGGTCCAAAGTCTGTGCTATAACCAGGTACTATTTGCATAATCCGTAACAGTCCATTGGATGTGCAGCGACCATATGATTCCCGTCGACTTGATCAAAAGTGTGCAATCTTTTAAATTTATTATTGCAGTGATGCATAATAGTGTCTAAACTATCGTTAATCTCATTGAACAATGTAATATTTAAATCATGCTGTACAACTTCATAACGATTGATTGCTACATAAGCATATTCGCATTCACTTGTTAATTGTTGTATGGTATTTACCAATGACTGTGTGGTTTGTTGTTCCAGTACTGGACCAAATATTATCACACCGTTGTACTTGTCGTTGTTGATCGTAATATGCTCTTGACATATTTTTTTAAATTTAGTGTCTGGTGCTGCCCACCGCCATACCACATCAGTGCATGTTTTTACAAAATTTAACATCACCGATTCTTGCTCTAATATTGTGCATGTGCCAGTGAGATTTTTAAATCCGTTTAATTGCTGATCTCTCCAGAAATTATGGTCAATGGTCATGCCTGCTTGATTTGTCCAAGTAATTGTTTTAGTTTAGCACTTTGTACATCTGCTGTGATTTTGCTTATTTCGCCTGTGTCGCTGTCAATCTTTTCTGTTGGATTGTTGATGCGACTTTGCGGCTTGATGCTGTCGTAAATGCTGGGCTTTTTAACGGATCCGCTGCTGTTGTCATCATCACCGCCGTTGTCTGTGATGCGCATGGTGTCAATGTTGTACTCTAGATCGACCTTTTGTCCAACACCGGTACTGCTGCGACTTTTCATACACTGTATCTGATACTTGCCGCGTTCTTTCATGGCACGACTGGTAAAGATACCAAACACATTGTCTGCTGTGTTGATCTTTGAGATACCACCGGATATGTGACTGTGATCAAATTCAATTTCTTCCACAGCCGATCGATTCAACTGCGATGCTGTTACAAACAACACATTCAATTCTTTGGCCAGGTTGCGCAGTTCTTCACTCACATACTTGTCTTTGACAAACAAGTCGTTGGGACTGACTTTGGCACTGACCGGCATCAGCAGGTCCAGATAGTCGCACATGATAAAATCCACACGGATACCAGTTTGTATCTGTACTTCTTTGATGTAACTTCTAATGTCGTTGATGTTGTCTTGTGCCGGCAAGGCCTTGACGCGATACTGACCAAACTTCTTACCAGTCATTTTGACTTTTAATGTTGCTGTATCAATATCCTTGCGAATGTCCTTGGTACTCATGTTGGTCAACATGGCGTCAGTTCTCAAACTGGTAAGTTCTTCACTCAATTCAAGACTGATATACACACCCGAAAGTCCTTGCTGTAACCAGTTCAATGCAATGTTCATCATTACCAAACTTTTGCCTGATCCTGAGCCACCGGCAAAAATGTTCAGTTCGCCACGACTGAATCCACCATACAACAACTTGTCCACTTGTGGCCAACCTGTGCTTACTTGTCCACCTGAATTGAAGTATCGATTAATTCGAGCAGCAGGATCAGCAAAGTAATCAGTGCCCATGTCTTTTGTTAGACTGATCTGTACTGCATCTTT